CATATAGTACTCGTATGTCACGCATCCGTCAACGGCCGAACGCCCCTCGGCAGAAAGACCACCGAGAACAGATGGTGCAGGTCAACGTGCCGGTTCCACGGTGGTACCGCGAGCAGATCTACGACTACTGCGACGAGACGGGAAAGTCCTACGCCTCGGTGATCATCGGAGCAGTCTTGCTCAAAGTCCCGCCGCGGAAACCACCGAAGCTGACGGACTGGCCCCCGGCGCACTACAAGTGGAACTACGTGCCGACTTCTGACGTCGACGAGGCGGCAGAGGGATGATCGTCGTCGGCATCGATCCGGGGATCACGGGTGGACTGGCCTGCATCCGTCATGGCATCCTCGATGACGTCCAGGCCATGCCGGTCTATAGCGGGCGGGCTGATGGCCTGGGCATCGACGAGTTGCTCACCGAGTGGGAACCCGATGCCGTGTACGTCGAGGACACCCAGCCGATGCCACGCAACGGCTCGATCGCCAGCTTTTCGCTGGGACTCAATACCGGCATCGTCGTCGGAGCGGTGACGGCCAACCGCTTTCGCCTGGTGCGCGTCAGACCGCAGGCGTGGAAGAAGAAGATGGGTCTGATCGGCAAGGACAAGACCGCCAGCCGTGGCCTCGCCCGTGAACTCTTCCCTCAGTACGCCGAGCGCTTCAAGCTGGTCAAGCACGACGGTCTGGCCGAGGCGGCGCTGATCGCCAGGTACGGCGTGTTCAACGAGATCCAGGCAGGACAACCAGCATGACCGTCGAACTGTGGAGACAGTGCTTCCGTGAGTACATCGATAAGGGCACCGGCAGCGAGCGGACGATGGCCCGCCTGCTGTGGGAGATCAGCATGATCGACGAGGCGGCGATCGTCGCGGTGTTCGACCGCTACGCCAGCCGAATCCTGGAGGCCCAGGCATGAGCGACGACGTTGGACACATCGTCTGCTGCTGCGGCGAGCCGGTCACCATGTGCGGCGCAGCTGAGCAGAACTGGGGCGCGCCGATCTGCAAGGAGTGCTTGCGCCTCGAAGCGCTCGACGACTTCTGCCCGAAGTCACCACTCGGCTGTGAAGCCGTGCGCAACGGAGAGGTGATGGTCTGATGGACCTTGATGACCTGATCGACGAACACGAATCGAAGGGCGACTACCGTCGGGCCAACGGGGCGCCGATGGTCAGCGACCCGAACAACCCCGGCAAGTGGCTGCGCTACTCACGACCCTCCGGCTACGCCAAGGTCTTGGACAACTCCTTCGCGCTCAATGATTGGAAGATCAGCAAGGCGATGATCGGTGTCGCTGGGTCCCGAGCTATGCAGGCCGAAGTCATGGCCATCAAGGATGGTGACCGGGAGGGGATGAAGCTCCTCCGGGAGAAGGCGCTCGACAAGGGTGCAGCCAACGAGGCAGCCGATATGGGCACGGCACTGCACGCCATGACGGCTCGCGTCGAGGATCAGAGCGACACGTGGGAACCGCCGGAAGCGTATGCCGACGACCTGCGGGTCTACGTCGAGACGCTCCACGGCTACGGGCTCGTCAGTGAGTTCGTCGAGGTACACATGTGCAACGACTCGTTCCGGGCGGCGGGGACGGCCGATCGCATCTATCGCACGACGAAGCCGCTGCTTGCCCCGGACGGCACGACGCTGCAGCCAGGCACGCTGATCCTCGGTGATCTGAAGACCGGTGCGAAGCTGGACTTCTCCTTGCCGGGCTATTGCGTCCAGATGGCCCTGTACGCCGATGGCGTCTTCTACGACGTCGAGTCCAACGAGCGCCGAGAGACACCGCCGCTCGACAAGAACTGGACCATCCTCGTCCACCTGCCAGTGGGCAAGGCCAAATGCCGGATGATCTGGTGTTCGATCGACGTGGGCCTGCGCGGCGCACTGCTGGCCCACGACGTCAAGGAGTGGGACAAGCAGTGGAAGGCCGGGAGCATGTTGGGATACGACGAGCATGAGATCCTGTTGCCCTCCCTGCTGGAGCCGTATGCGGGTGAAGTGCTGGTCCCTCAGGAGATCCAGCCGCCAGACATGATGCCGATGCCGTCGGTCTTCGACCAGATGTACGACTGGGCCAAGAAGCGCATCGCTGCGATCGGGGAGTACCCGAAGGCCCGTGACATGCTCTTGCAGCGCTGGCCTGACGGGCTGCCCAGCCCGAAGAAGATCACCACCGACGACCAACTGACCACGCTGCTCGACCTGCTCGACTCGGTCGAGAAGCAGCATTCGCTCCCGTTCGTCCCCTCGGGCATGGCCAACGGGAAGCGAAAGAGCGAGTTGCCCCTCAGCAACTCGCACCACCACACCAAGGAAGCAAAGGAAGCACAGGAAGCATGAGCAACGACGACATCAATGGATTCCTCTTCGGGGGCAACGGCAAAGCCGCCAAGTTCGAGGAGATCGGGGACACGGTCGAGGGGATCATCACCGAGGCTGTCCAGACCCAGCAGACCCACATGGAGACCCAGGAGCCACTGACGTGGCCTGACGGTTCCCCTCGGATGCAGTTGGTGGTCACGCTGCAGACCGACGAGCACACCGACGACAACGACGATGGGCTGCGGCGCATCTTCGCCAAGGGCGGGCGCTACGAGGTGGCCGAGGGTGCCGGGACGTCGATGAAAGACGCAATCGCGGACGCCGTCAAGAAGTCGGGGTCGAAGAGCTTCGACGTCGGCGGCTGGTTGAAGGTCGGCTTCTCCGGGATGGGCAAGAAGACCAACCGTGGGTTCGCCGCACCGAAGCTGTTCCGGGCGCAGTACAAGGCGCCCACCGCCAGCATCGCGGCCAAGGACCTGTGGGACGACGAGGGCTAAGATGACCCACCGACGCTTCGAGTTGCATCGAGACGTCGACGTGACGGGAGTGAGTGGGACCGGCGTCGTCGCAGAGGGCGTGTTGTTCTCTGACGACGTCGCCGTCCTCCACTGGGTCAGCCAGTGGCCGTCGTCGATCGTCCACTACGAGCGGGGCATCGACTCGATCCTCCACGTCCACGGACACGGAGGGGCGACCCGCATCGTCTGGATCGACGAGGGCTGATGGTCGAGATCAGGCGGCTCAAACCACTGACCCGTCTGGCCATCCCGACCAAGCCGTTCGTCCCACCGAAGAACCCGAAGCCGCAGCGACGGCTGAAGGATTACCCGCCTCCGACGCCACAGCCGACGCCATGTCGGTTGTGGCAGGGGGCGGTCGACAAGTACGGGTACGGCAAGAAGAAGGTCAAGTACGCCGAGCACACCGGGTGGGAGTCGGACAAGATCCACCGTTGGGTGCTCAACCAGATTCGCGAGGTGCGCCTGCGCCCGGATCAGGTGGTGCTGCACTTGTGCGACCAGCCGCTGTGCTACCGGGTGGACCACCTGCGCGTCGGCACCATCGCGGAGAACAACGCCGACATGCTCGCCAAGGGACGGGCCAGCGCGCCGCCGGTCAACGTGCTGAAGGGCGAGAAGCACGGGATGTCGAAGCTGACCAAGGCGGCGGTGGAAGTGTTGTGGGAGATGCACGAACTCGGGGCGTCGCAGGTCGAGATCGGCCGAGCCCTGGGTGTCAGTCGCACGACTGTGCGACGGGTCCTGCGGGGCCTGAGTTGGACGGAGGACGATGTACCAGATGACGATGTTCCCGGACCTGGCACCGGAGGAGGAAGTGATCCTGGGGAAGGAGCCGAAGATTCGCCGAATCAAGCATGATCCAGCGATCGCGGACTGCCAGTGCTTCTCCTGTCTGAAGCGCGCCGCAACGTAGAGTTCGCCCGTGCAGGTGAACCCAAACGACTTCCGTATCCAGCGGGTTGTCGAGTGGCTCTGTACTCCGCCGGGCGAGCGCGAACCGCGGACGCAGAACGAGTTGGCCACCGAGATCGGCAAGACGGGGACGTGGATCAGCGCACTGAAGAATGACGCCGCGTTCCTGCGCCTGTGGGAGGACCGCTACCGCAGGGTGGTCGGTAATCCCGGCAAGGTGCAGGAGGTGCTGCAGTCCTTGCAGGAGACGGCAGCTGACCGGACCGATCCCCGCCAAGTGCAGGCAGCGCGCGCCTATCTCGAAGCGCTCGATGTGATGAAGCCGAAGCGGGTGGACGTCACGGTGACGTCGACCGCGGCCAAGCAGTTGACCGATGAACAGCTGACGGAGATGATCGCTGCGCGCGCAGCCCAGGAGTTGCTCGATCGTCAGGAGTCCTGATGCCGTTCAACGGATACCAGCCGGGGACGGTCA